TTTCCCAGATAACTCTGAGGCAGAGGAATATGCTGACTTGGTAGAAGCCATTATTGTTATTGCCAATGATGGTCAACTCCTAAAGGCTGAAGCCAATCCCTACATGATGAAGGATCGTCCCGTCTTGACCTATCAAGATGACACAGTTCCTAATCGTTTGTTGGGCAGAGGCACAGTAGAAAAAGCGTTCAATATGCAAAAGGCTATTGACGCACAGACTCGTAGCCACCTAGATTCCCTTGCGCTGACCACCAGCCCCATGATTGCTATGGACGCTACTCGTTTGCCAAGAGGAATGAAGTTTGAAGTAAAGCCAGGCAAGGCAATCCTTACCAATGGCGCACCTTCAGAGATTCTTTACCCCTTCAAGTTCGGTCAAACTGACCCCAACAACTTGGCTACGGCTAAAGACTTTGAGCGTATGTTGTTACAAGCAACGGGAACTCTTGATTCCCAAGGCATGATTAGCAATGTGGCTCGTGATGGTGGTCAAGGCGGTATGTCTATGGCTGTCGCTTCTATTATTAAGAAGTACAAGCGCACTTTGGTGAACTTTCAAGAGGATTTCTTAATCCCGTTCATCAAGAAGGCGGCTTTCAGGTTCATGCAGTTTGACCCAGAGCGTTACCCTTCTGTTGACATGAACTTCATACCTACGGCAACCTTGGGGATTATTGCCCGTGAGTACGAACAACAGCAGTTTATTGGCTTGTTGCAGACGCTTGGCCCCAATACTCCTGTCTTGCCTGTGATCTTGAAGGGCATCTTGGCTAATTCAAGCCTATCTAACAGGATGGAATTGATTGCTATGTTGGAGAAAATGGGTCAACCTGATCCACAAGCGCAACAAATGCAACAAGTGCAACAACAATTGGCATTGCAAGCGGCTCAAGCACAGATTGCGGTCAACACTACTCAGGCAGAACAGAATCGGGCAGAGGCTACCAAGTTGACAGTCGAGGCTCAGTTAATGCCACAAGAAGTACAAGCCAAGATGAGTGCATCTTTGACCAAGAATCTACCCAATGAGGCTGATGCTAATCAGAGGGAGTTTGATAAAAGAGTCAAAATTGCTGATTTGATGCTCAAAGAGGCTGACATCAAGAATAAGAGCAAGATTGTTGAGTTACAGATGGCAGATAAACTAAATTCTCAGTCAAAAGTCAAGCAAGACTTCCTTACCAAACTCACAGATGGTCTAAAGCAAAATGGCTAACATCAAAGAACTGATTGAAAGCATTGAATCGACTGATTCATCTTTTGATGACAAGTTAGAAGCCATCACCAAGATGGAAGAGACTCTTGTGGCTATGCGCCAGCAAGAAGAAGAAGCCATAAATGACAATGTTGAGTTGATTGTTGAAGCCATTAAGGTAATGGAGAACAAGGTCAGCGCACAACTAGAAATTGCCAAGTCTATTGTTCCTGAAAAGGGTGACAAGGGAGACAAGGGCGACACGGGAGCAGATGGTAGGCAAGGCATAGATGGCAAGAATGGGCGAGATGGAATAGACGGAAAAGACGGAAAAGACGGAAAAGATGGTATTTCTGTCTCCAATGCTCAGATTGACTTTGATGGTTCTTTGGTTATTACCTTGTCTACTGGTCAAGAGATCAATGTGGGTGAGGTGGTTGCTCCTGACTTGGCAGAGAAGATCAAAGTTATCAGCACTATGTCCACCAATGGGGCGGTGGCTATCCTAGACGAAGGCACAAGCATCACAAGTGGTGTCAAGAAGATAAATTTTGTTGGTGCATCAGTAACTGCTACCAATTCTGGCGATGATGTAACTATCAATGTCAGTTCTGGAACAGGAACAGTTACAAGCGTAGCGGCACTTACATTAGGCACAACAGGAACTGACCTTAGTTCTACGGTTGCAAATGGCACTACAACCCCTGTCATTACGCTACAAGTGCCAACTGCGTCAGCGTCAAATCGAGGAGCGTTAAGTGCGTCTGATTGGTCAACCTTTAATTCAAAAGGGTCAGGCACAGTTACCTCTGTCGGTAGCACAGGTACAGTAAACGGCATCACACTTACAGGCACAGTTACATCAAGTGGTAATTTGACCCTTGGTGGCACATTAGCAAACGTCAGTCTTGCAACACAAGTAACGGGTAATTTGCCTGTAACTAATTTAGGTAGCGGTACATCGGCATCTGCTACAACCTTTTGGAGAGGCGATGGTTCATGGGCAACACCTAGCGGTTCTGGAACAGTCACAAGTGTCGGTGGTACAGGCACAGTTAATGGCTTGACCTTAACAGGAACTGTCACTTCCTCTGGCAACCTTACTTTAGGTGGAACGTTAGACCTATCTAGCCCTCCTATTATTGGTGGAACAATACCAGCCGCAGGGACTCACACAACGCTAAACCTTACAGGCACAACAGATCAAGTATCTAGCGTTGCGGTAAGTTCAAACCCTGCCGCCCCGTCTGCGGGTAACTTAAAGACATTTGCTAGAACTATTGCGGGTGGATATACAGCACCAGCGTTTTTAAATGCTACGCAAAACGTGGCAATGTTGCAACCAGCGTTTGCTAATAAGCGTATCGGAAATTTGTTTCCTAATAATAATAATACTCCTACTATTGTTGGTTTAAATGCTTTTACTGGTACTGCAACTACAGTAGCTACCACTACAACTTCAATGTTTACAAGGGCTAATAGGTTAATAAATGCAAGTACTGCGACTGCTGGAGCTCTTGCTAACTATTATCAAAATACTGCATCTTATACATTAGGTTCTGCAACTACTCCTGCTTATGGTGGTTTTTACTTTGTTCAAAGATTTGGGATTGCCGATACTGTTGCATCTCCAAGGTCATTTTTTGGCGTATCAAGCACAGTAGGCGCACCAACCAATGTAGAACCCTCCACTTTGACAAACAGTATTGGCGTAGGTCAAGGCGCGGCAAATACAAACCTATTTCTTTATTATGGTGGCTCTGCGGCACAAACTCCTATTGATTTAGGGACAAACTTCCCAACAGGAACATCAAATACTGATTTATATGAACTAACTTTATTTGCGCCTCCTACATCCAACAACACAGTTTATTACCAAGTTATTAGGCTTAATACTGGTGATAAAGCCTCTGGAACGCTAACAGGAACTGCGGGTACTGTTTTGCCAGCAAACACTACATATTTAGCAATTAGAAATTGGAGAACCAATAACGCTACTGCCTCTGCGGTAACTATTGCTATTGCTGGTATGTACATAGAAACGGATTACTGATGTATACAATAATTCTTGACCAAGGAACAGTTACCCGTGATGAGGATGGTAAGGTAGTTGCACCTTGCCAATCAGACCAAGACCCTGATTTTCGTGCTTATATTGATTGGGTAGAGGCAGGGAATCAACCTACTATTTTGACTGAGCGTAAAATCATAGAAGGAACACCATAAAGGAAAAATATGGCAACGACAGTAACCCTAAAACCTAATGCGATTGACCTCTCTGGCTCGACTTCAGGGACAACCACATTGCAAGCAACTGCGGTGGCTGGTACTACCACCATCACACTTCCAGCGGCAACTGACACTCTAGTTGGTAAGGCAACGACAGATACCCTGACCAACAAGACCCTAACAAGTCCTGTAATCAGCACAATCTCTAATACTGGTACTCTGACCCTACCAACATCGACAGATACCTTGGTGGGTCGGGCAACAACGGATACTCTGACAAACAAGACTTTAACTAGTCCAACCCTGACAACACCAGCACTAGGAACACCAGCAAGCGGTATTCTTACAAGTTGTACGGGTGTGAATTACGATGGATACAAGAACCGCATCATCAATGGTGGGATGGTCATAGACCAGAGAAACGCAGGGGCTAGTGTTACGATTCCATCCGCAGATATTGGGTACATAACAGACCGATGGGCGGCAATTGAACAAACTGACGGGGTTATGACGGGGCAACAAAGTAGCACAGCCCCTACTGGATTTACTAACTCTTTAAAAATAACAACTACAACCGCCGATGCGACACTTGGTGCTACTCAATTTGCTTATCTTCTACAAAGAATTGAAGGATACAACATAGCAGATTTGGGATGGGGTACAGCATCTGCTTCTGCTGTAACGCTTTCATTCTGGGTACAAAGTTCATTAACTGGAACATTTGGTGGTTCGTTTCTTAATAGCGCTTCTAATCGTGCCTACCCGTTTACATACACAATATCTGTTGCAAACACATGGGAATACAAGACAGTAACTATTGCTGGCGACACAAGTGGTACTTGGCTAACAACTAATGGCATTGGTGTAGGTGTTATTTTTGGTTTGGGCGTTGGTTCAACTTATAGCGGAACTGCTGGTGCTTGGGCGGGGAGTCTTTATTTCTCAGCAACAGGCGCAACAAGCGTAGTCGGAACAAACGCGGCAACATGGTATGTAACAGGCGTACAACTTGAAAAAGGCTCAACAGCAACGAGTTTTGATTACAGACCTTATGGTACTGAGTTGCAGTTATGTCAGAGGTACTTTGCAAAAATTTATGGCTCAGATTCTATTTATATAGCAAGTAAATATTCGGCAAGCAAACTTTATTGCACATTTACATTACCAGTTACACCAAGAGCCACTCCAAGCGTAACCATCCCGTCTGGTGCTTATTATGCGGCAGACTACAACGCCGCAAACGTAGATTCTAATCCTTCAGTTAGTTCAGTTGATACAACAGAATTTGGCTCTAATGTAAATGTAGTTTGGAACATTTCTTGGAATCCCGCAGGGTCTTACGTTTTCAGGATTGGTTCAAATAGTGCTAGTAATCTTTGGTTTTCAATGGAGTTGTAATCATGCAATACAAACTACAACTAGACAAAAATGGAACTCAAAATGGCGTTGTTCGCACAGATGAAAGCGGTCAACTATGGGCTATCCCATTTGACCCCGCTAACACCGATTACCAAGCCTATTTAAAGTGGGTTGCTGAAGGCAATACGCCAGAGCCTGCGGACGAATGATGACCCCAGAACTGCAAAAGTATTACGAAGCCCGTTTTGACTTGATGTCAAAGGAGGGGTGGAAAGACTTAATGGAGGATATTGACACAATGATTGAATCGTTGAACAATATCAGTACAATCCCTGACGAAAAGTCCTTGCATTTCAAGAAGGGCGAATTGTCAATACTCACATGGCTGAGAACCTTGAAAGAGGTCAGCGAGAGAGCATTTGAGGAATTGAATGAAAAGACTATTTGATTTTGCCTGTGAAAACGGGCATAAAACTGAAAGACTTGTTGATTATGAGACAACAGGTTTTAAGTGTGAGTGCGGAGCAACAGCCAACCGACTCATAAGCGCACCTAACTTCAAGTTAGAAGGGTGGTCTGGTTCTTTCCCATCAGAGCATGGGAAGTTCGAGAAGAAACACCTTGACAGACTGAAGTGGGAGCAAAGTAACAACTTGTAAAAAGTGCAAGTTAAATGTCCTGAGAACGATAAACACGCAGGAAAAGGAAAAATATGTTGATTGAAAATGAAGATGAGTCGCCAAGTGAGTTAGAAGTAGTTGAAGAACAACAGCAAGAAAGACTCCCTCAGAATGAGCAACTTTCGGACATTCCCAATTTCTATCGGGATAAAAGTCTAGAAGATGTTATCAAGATGCATCAAGAGGCTAACAAGTTAATTGATCGTCAAGGTAAGGAAGTAGGCGAGATTCGCAAACTAGCAGATGAACTCATAAAGCAAAACCTCAGTTCTAACAAGCAATCTATTAAAGAGGAAGCACCAGAAGTAGACTTCTTTGAGAATCCAAAAGAAGCAATTCGTCAAACTGTCGATAACCATCCAGATGTAGTTGCAGGTCGCCAAGCGGCTCACGACTTCAAACGGATGCAGATTCAGCAAAAGTTAGTGCAAGAGCATCCCGACTATGGTCAGGTTGCATCAGACCCAGACTTTGCAAATTGGGTGAAATCTTCACCTGTTCGCATAAATCTGTTTGCCAAGGCTGATGGTGAGTTTGATTACGATAGTGCAAACGAATTACTTACTACTTATAAACAGTTACGAGGCGTGAAGGCGAAACAAACGAGTGATGCTGGTGAAGCAACTCGCAAGACTAACCTAAAGGCGGCGGGTGTTGATATAGGTGGTAGTGGAGAATCAGGAAAAAGAGTTTATAGACGGGCTGACCTTATTCGGCTGAAAATGACCGATCCGAACAGATACGATGCGCTAAGTGATGAAATCATGCAAGCCTACGCAGATGGTCGGGTCAAATGATTAACTTATCGATTTTTGGAGATTTATCATGCCTTTAGGTACAAATAATGTGACAGTAACGACAGCGGCAACGTTCATTCCTGATATTTGGAGTGACGAAATTGTTGCGGCTTACAAGAAGAACCTCGTTTTAGCAAACTTGGTTATGAAGATGTCTTTCAAGGGAAAGAAGGGTGACAACATTCACGTTCCTTCTCCTACCCGTGGTTCAGCGTCTGCAAAGGCGGCTGGTTCACAAGTAACTTTGATTGCGGCAACGGAATCTGAAGTTCAGGTAGCAATTGACAAACACTATGAATATAGCCGTTTGATTGAAGACATCGTAGAAGCACAAGCCTTAAACAGTTTGCGTAACTTCTATACAGCAGACGCTGGTTACTCTTTGGCTAAACAAGTCGATACTGATTTGATTCAGTTGGGACGTTCAACCAATGGTGGTGCTGGTACTAACGTATATGCAACTGGTGCGTTTATTGGTGGTGATGGTACTACTGCTTATGTTGCCGCAAACAACAATGAGTCAGCCTTGACCGATGCCGCTATTCGCAGAACCATTCAGCGTATGGATGACACCGACACCCCAATGGACGGAAGATTCTTTGTAATTCCTCCTTCAAGCCGTAACACGCTGATGGGCTTGGCACGTTACACAGAGCAAGCCTTTGTTGGCGGTACTAACAATACCATCCGCACAGGTGAAATCGGTAACTTGTATGGTATCCCTGTGTTTGTATCGTCTAACTGCGATACAGGATCAGGCTCTACTAACCCACGGGTTTGTTTAATGGGACACAAAGATTCTTTGGTTCTGGTTGAGCAAATTGGTGTGCGTTCACAAGTTCAGTACAAGCAAGAGTACCTTGCTACGCTGTTCACATCTGATACCCTTTATGGCGTTCAGATTCTCCGTGCGGCGGCAAGCACAGGTGCGGCTAAATCTGCATCTATGTTCGCTCTCTTAGTTCCTGCCTAATTGCAGTTGCGCCCCCCGTAACTGGGGGGACTTTTTTAAACTTAATTAGGAGAATCTTATGGCGGCGGCAACAGCAGTAACATCGCGTAGAGGAACAGATCAATTCAGGGGTTTATTCTCTGATACTTGGTCTATTACAGCGACTTTGGACGCATCATCTCTTGCAGATGGTGTTGGAGAGACAAACACAATAGCAGTCCCAGGCGTTAAGTTGGGCGATATTGTGTTGAACATTAGTTTGGGTGTGGATGTCTCTGGCATCTCCATCACTCCTTATGTTTCAGCGGCTAATGCAGTCTCTATTCGTTTCCAAAACGAATCAGGCGGCACATTAGATTTGGCATCCACCACAATTCGTTGTGTGGTTGTTAGATTAGTCTAAAGATCGGGGGGCTTGCCCCCCTTTCTTTTAAGGATAAATATGGCTTTGTTTCGTTGCAATAAATCTGGCAATACAGTCGAATTCAGATATGACTTTGATATTGTCGAAATGCGTAGACACCCTGAATACACAGAGGTTGATACTTCTGCTGTTGTAGAGGTTGAGAAGGTTGATGGAACAAGGCAGACATTAACGCTGAAAAAGCCTATGGGTAGACCCCGTAAGGAACAGTTATGAGCGATATTGATGCTAGAGACTTTGGACGATTGGAAGCCCAAGTAGAGGTTTTACATGGTCAGGTATCGCAGTTGAGCAATGATGTTCGTGCTTTACTTGAACTGGCAAACCAATCTAAGGGTGGCTTTTGGATGGGAATGGTCATTGCCTCTGCAATGTCAGGCGTATTGAGTTTCTTTGCCGCAAGGTGGTTGAAATGAAAGAGGGCTTACTCTCAGGCGTTGTTTGCCCTGTGGCAACACAAGATGTTCATGTAAACCTGAAGAACAGAAATCATGCTTTTAAAGAGTATGGATATGGCCCACCTAATCCTCTAGAGCCAAATAATGCGTTTTGGGTAAAAAAAGCCAAGATGTATAACGCTCCTACCAAGGATATTATGAATATGCGATGTGGCAACTGTGCCGCATTTATTCAGACTCCTAAGATGATGGAGTGCATTAAGGGTGGCTTAGAGAAGGATGAAGGCGAAAATGAGTTGTCCTATGACGAGAACTTTATCAAGGCGGCTAATTTAGGATACTGCGATCTATTTCAATTTACCTGTGCCGCACTCAGAACCTGTGATGCGTGGAAATCAGGTGGCCCAATAACCAAGGAGAAACCATGATGTACGGAAAAACAAGCAAGATGCCTAAGAAAGACACCAAAAAAGGTGTTCCTATTGCCATTATGGTGGCAGTTGGTAAGCCAAAGGCTATGCCCATGCGTGGTCAGCGTACCGCAACTAATATGATGAAGAAATCAGGGAGAAGTAAATGAGTTCATTGTCTGGAGCAAAATCTCTTTTAAGTGCAGTAACTGCAACTGGTGCATCTCAACCTATCCAAGTTGATGGTGGTCAACCAGTATTTATGCAAGTCTCAGGCGTTACAAGTGCTACTGTTGTTCTGCAAGGTAGTCTTGATGGTACTAATTGGGCAACCCTTGGTACTGCTTTGACTGCTGATGGAATGGTTACTGTTGCCAATGCGCCTATGTATGTACGGGCGAACTGTACAGTTTATGTTTCTGGCACTATTACAGCAAAGG